TCGCCCCTCGTAAACATCGCCTCATCAACAGAAATATCAGGCAAACCCATGTCATCGTCAGTCAATGAAGGAGAAAATACATCAGCCACGCTAATTTTTCCTGACGCTAACTCGCTGCCCATGTCCCTAAGATCTAAATTCACATCAGGATCATACTGCGCAACCTGTTCAGCTACACTCAATGGCGCAGATGAAGGAGCATCCCTAATACCCATCTCATCATAACCCGTATCACCATAATACGCATCAGCACGAGTCAAAACATCACTCAACTCTTCAGGCGATAAACCCAACTCATAATCAGGAACCGTACTAGGAGCATAACTCAAATACTGCTGCTCCTCAAACGCCTCCAAACCAGTCTGCTCAGGATCAATCGCGCTAACAGTAGGCAACGCCAAAGACGGACCAACCTCTAAATCAGCCGTAGCAGTCGCAGGAGTCAAAGATAAATCAGGCAACTCCAACTCACCAAGACCCGCTATGTTGTCCATACTAACCGCGCCAACAGGCTGACCAGACTCGTAAACCTCACCATACGCAATACCAGAATACGGCTTCCCATCCTGAACCAAAGGCTCATTCGGATCAGTCAAATCAAACGCAGGAGGAGAATAAAAATCAACAACCTTCTCTACCCCACTCGTCGTATCCTCATATTCCACAGGAATTTCTTGAGGAAGCAAAGGCAAACCACCCAAATCAACATCACTGTAATCAACAACAGGCGCAACATTCAAATCAGATGTAGCAGAAACTACAGGCTGCGCAACTGGCACTGGAGCAGGCGTAGGGTCCCTATCACTACCAGCTAACGCCTCCATCTCCTCATAACTCAGGGCATTGCTGCCACTCAAATTCGTACCACCACCACCAGCAATCATCGTATCCGCATACTGCTGATAAGCATCCGCAGCACTCGTGCCACCAGTCTCGTCCAAAGCCTTAGCATCGTCAGGGCGACTGTCTCCACCACCCCCACCGCCGCCGCCACTGTCACCGCCAGTGTCAAACACAATCTGAGGCACAAAGCCAAAACCAAACAAGTCTCTAAACGTCTTCATGCCACTTTCCTATGCCACTTCTCATCGCGCTTACTACCATCAGGATATAACCTTAACCCCTCACCAATCTCAACATTCGGATAATTATCCCACATAAACCGCTGTATGTCCCGTATAAAACGTATAACCTCCCTACGACCCGCACGGCACTGAAACTTCGGAAAAAATAAAATTAAACCATCAGAAAAATCACGAGAAAAAACCTCACCACCATCCCAATAATCACGGTCTATCTCCTCACGACGAAAAAATCCCCAAGTGCAATAACCAACAATCTCACCATCAACCCTGTGAACAAAGCACTTATCATGCTCAATTGCACGGTAAACAGAGTTTCTTATATTAGTCATACGATGCTTCTCGTAAAAATTATCGTTAAAAACCAACGACATAACCGATCCAAGAAGCGAGTAATCCATCAGTAACGACCCAATCCACCAAACAACGGCTCTCGCAACGGAATAACACCACCACCCATCATACCAACAGGACGCTGACCCATCATAGGCTGAGAACCAACCTGAACAGGCGCACTACCACCAAAACCACCAACAGATACCTGACGACCAATCATCGCATTCTGTGGCATCGCTAACTGAGGAACAGGAGGTGGCGCTAAAGCAGGCATCCCAGCCATAGACCCCTGCGGATACATCATCCCACCACCACTCTCAGCCTTCCTACGCTGCATATAATCCCTAAATCCAGCACGACCTCGCGCACTGCCACCATAACCAACAATACCCTGCTGACCCTGAACCTGAACCTGCTGAGGACCCGCCATAGGACCCATCGGCATCGGCGCAGGCTGACCCATCGGAGGTCCCATCCCACCACCCATAGGCGGTCCCAAAGGCATCTGTGGCTGCATCATTACAAAAAAACCTCCAATAACCCAAAACAACACTAACAATTTTTTAAAATTTAATCAATCTCCTCTAACACACCATTCTCAATCATACTTCGCGCCAACGCATCACAACTATGAAAACAATAATCCCCACCATTCCACTCACACATCTCCATCGCTAAACGCCGCATAAACGCACCCTCACTATCATCACCAAACATATGACGACCTCGCAACACAGAAACAACCTCACCAGCACCCTGAGCATCAAACTCAAAATACTCACCATAATCCACACAATATCTAGGCATTAATCCACTCCATACTACTTCACTTGGGACTATATGGGAGGCTAAGGGACCCGTCAAGGGACCCAAAGCCTTTTCGTAGGTGGCTGTTTGAGTGAAACATAGTGTAGTGTGTGTGACCGATCTTTGCTGTATTTAGGGGGGGTGCACACCCCATCCCGACCCGATCCCGAACAATTGCTCCGATTGCCCAAGGGACCCGAGAAAAGAAAAAGCCCGCGCAAGGCGGGCTGATCCGGTTGGTGGTGCTCCGATTTATCGGAGCGATATTATCCGGTCCTGCCAGAATTCGAATAGATTATCCGATAGGCCAGCCCATATGCTTGGCATGCCACGTCTGTTCTCTGGCATTAATGCCGCGCCTGTCGATTGCGTCTCAAACGTTTGCAGCACTTCATAACGTGTCAGGTCCGTGCCGTCACCGTAGCGCCCGCCGTTTGCCTGTTGCGTGTGAGTGACGACGGCGGCGTCACCAACACGGGCGCGGATTTCTGAAACGGCTGCTCTGACGCGCTGCTCGCTGCATCCTGTCGCGTTCATGATGTCGCGGGTAGTAGCGCCATCAAGCGCGCGCATCATGGCATATTGAACGCCAACACGGGAATTTGCGCGAAATGGCGAAACTGGCGTTTCTGTAACAATTGCTCGGCTTCCATGCTCGATGCGCTGGTCACATGTCCAGCTTACAAGATTGACAAGGAAATGACACCAATTCCAGATTTTCACGGCGTCGATCGTGCCTGAGTGCTGGCGAAATTCAATTGTGCCACGGGACCACGTTTGCAGATTGATTGACGAAAATTTGCCATGCGTTGCGCCTGACAAGTCGCTGATCGTGTTGGCTGCTGCAATGCGCTGTGGCGATAGGGTGCTGCAATATCTGTTATTGCGGCGCGATGCTGGTAACATGCTGTTAATGACGCTCTGCTGCTCTGTGTAACGCAGCATGATGTCCTTAACGATAGCAGCATCAAACGGCTCACCATGTGCATTCAGATAGCGTCCTGTGCGTTCTTTGTGCGAAATGCTGTCACCTGTGTACTGTGCTGCTGTTATGCCGTCATTCAATGGCGCATTGCTAACATGGACGTGCAAACCGCATGCCGTGTTGACGGTTGCGCCTGACATGTCAAGCACATTGCAAATGCGCTGTAAGTATTGAAACGCTGGCTGACTTGTGCGTGGCTGCTCAAGGTCCATTGCCAATGGTGGCAATACAATTTCGCAATCAACGTTTGGTGTTCCGTCTGGCTTGCAATCAGCGCCTTGGATGCCAGCGTCATTCAATGCTTGCTGTGCTGCTCTGATTGACAAGCCTGACGTTTCCATTTCAATTCCTATTGATACTCTCATTTTGATACTCCGTTTTGCTAGATACATCCCTTAAAAATTACTTTAAGCCAGCTTATCCCATATGACAAGGGGTTTTGTGGGATTAATTAGGACAATTGTTCGGGTTATTTCAGGCGGAAAAGATCAGGAAAAGCGCGGTAAAAGTCCAACTTGTTCGGGTTTTTTCGAAAAAGAGCGGCGGATCGTATGTGTATATTGTGGGGTATGGACAATAAAAAAGGGGCATATTGCTATGCCCCGAACCCCGATCCCGATGACCCCGATCCCGATAGGCCCGACCCCGAAGGGTCAGGCCCGATTGTTTACTCCATTGTGTGCGCTAGTGTGACCATTGCGCTGGTTGTCGGGTTGCCGTTGTTCACGATAAACGTGTAGCGGTGTACGTTACAGGCAAGAACCCCGAACCGTTCCGCGTCATGGTACTTGCTGAAGTGTGGTTCTTCTTCCATATCAACTGGTTCCGAAGTGCCGTAGTTTTCCAGCGCCCATTGGCAAAACTCTTGGAATGGCTTTTCGTCTTCATACTCGAAGCCGCTAGTGTCATCATAGAAAAGTGCGGTTGCCCAAAAGTCGGGCAACTCCAGTGTGATTGTTTCGATGGTCATTGTCTTTCCCCCTACGCAAAAAGCTGCGCTGCTTCAAATGGTGATAACCATTTATGTTTGCCGTTATCGTATCTATTCATTGTGCGGGTTTTTGCTAAAGTTTTGGCTAGGTCAGTGTGTCCTGCGTCAATTGCTTTTACAATCATATCGCCTTCATCTAGCTCAAAATATCCGCAAATATCTCTTGAAGGATCATCGAAGGTAACTTTGTCGCGCTCAATGATAAGAGAAATTTCTTGCGGAAAGTTGTAAATGCGATCTGTTTTGAATTTGTGCTTAATCATTGTCTTTCTCCTCATTACTAGACTGTGATCCCATATTATCCCACAATATATATAATGTCAACAAGAAAATAAAATAATTTATCCTCAACCGGGCAAACTCTCACCGGGAAGATTCGCGGACAATTGTTCGGGTTGTCGTCCCGGGCCTGCCGGGGAGTTCGCCGGGGCCGGGCGATTCACCCGGGGCGCACTGTGGTGCCGGGGTGCCGGGCGGCTAACCCGAACAATTTGTCGGGTTATTCCGATTCCCGGTAGTTCGATCCCGATTGATTAGGCAAAACCTAAGCCATATCCCGAATTGATTAGTTTTTGCCTAATATGCCCTGAGAGCCATGGAGAGGCCCGAGGAGAACCCGAACAAATTATCGGGTTCCCGATACCGAATCGGTGCCTTCCCCCGATCAGGGGGCCGTTTCAGGGGCTGGGAGGCCCCGCCCCGACCCCCGCACGGAGTGTTCCCCCTACTCTGCGGCTTCGCCACTACAGTCAGTTATAGGAATTTGTTCGGATTCTGTGGGATTTTCTGCTGGTGTTATGTCGATCATGCGATTTTTAGCGCGATCCATAAATTCTTGCAGTTGTTGCACGATCTGTTCACGGCTCATGTTGTCAACGTGTTCATGCGTGACATGGCTACGTGCTACCATGAGGCCAGTTACCTTGAGGCGCAGTTCCTCTGCTTTGATGGCTGCTGAGAAGTTCCCTGCTTGCCATGCTTCATCGCGGAGTCGTTGCATGTCTCGGACGGACTTGGTGATGGTTACGCCGTATTTGCTTTCGAGTTCTTGGCGCATTTCTTCCATGCGTTCTTTGACGCGGGGATGATTGAGAAGCTGCACGGCGGAAACGTTCGGGTTTTTGTATCCTGCTGCTCGTGCTGCTGCGGTTTGTGTCATATCTTTGTGAATGTAGTTGTCCAGAAACTTCTGCTGCGGAGGCGTTAGGCGTTTTTCTCCTTTGGCTATCTGTTCACCGACTTTAGGCATTTTGGTATTCCGAACAATTTGTCGACTTATTTGCTTTTGTCATGGATTTTGATCTAAGTCCTGAAGTTAGGATTTTTCCGTCTTGGTCTTCCCAAGTTATGAGGGTTGCCATTCCTCCGCGTAATTTGCTTTTGTATTGCTTGATACTGACGACTCGGAAATGTTGGACAATTTTATTCTGTCCGATTCCTGAGAGTGACCAGAAGACTTCCCCGACATCTGGTGCGGAATGGAGATAGACTTTGTACTGTCCGCGACGATCTTGCAACGGCTTTGGGAAATTCATTTTTTCAACCCTTTTTGTTAATCTGTTGTTTTGAGTTGTTGCCCCCACATGTGTGGGCGTATTGCGAACATATCACCGCCTTTTTTGCGGGTCAACTGGTACTGCACAAGTTCCCAAATATTACCACATAAAAGCGAGCGTCATCGCGGCGTTATTTTTCACGTCATATATGGCGGTATTATAACCGCCTATATATACATATATAGGTGGGCCTCCTTGACGCTGTGACGTGATTGTTTTTAAAGGGTTTTTTACGTCAAAACGACTCCTTGACGCTGTTGACGTAAATGGGTTAAGTCTTTGATTTTATTGAATAAGTTACGTCAACGTCAACTACGTCAAATTTGACGTGACTTTTTTTTGACGTAAAAAATCGTTTAAAATCAATG